CCGTGCTCTCGCAATACGCCATATGGAGTTACCAGTTGGCGAGTTTATTACAGAAGCACTTGAAAAGGAGGTTCCCGCATCTGCACGGACTCTTTTAGAAGCAAATGTAAAGGATGAGATCAAACACGATCTCGCCCTTACCTATATCACGAACGCTATAGGCGTTGATGAGAAAGCAGAATATGAGGCTCTCAGGTTACGTGATGCCTGGGAATCTCACCCTGATCACACTATATTAAAAGCTTTGGTAGCTGAACGTGCAATATTCTTTGTTATTCTACCTTTCTTTCGCTTTTGTGGCGATCCTGGTCTTAGGACCGTGGCGGCTGATATTTCCAGAGACGAACAGGTACACGTTGCCTGTAATTCTCTCGTTTCTTCTGCTATGGGTTTACGCCCTAGTAATTCTTTGGACAAACTTAGGAAAGCCACGATTAATTGGATCTTTCAGCCACTAGGTATAAATACTACCGATAAATATTTGGACAAAAATTTTTGGCTGGATTCATCAGACCGATTAATGTATGAGGGCAAAGCACCTCAACTTTCTGAGACCAGAGCAGCCAGAATGCCCGCCTTTTTTGAACATGCAAACACAAATCTCCCACAGTACGCTTAGTTTTAATTCAGAAAAACTAGAAAAATTAATTGAAGATTTAGAAAATAAATTTCCACCTCAAACCATCCATCCAAAAGAAGAAATTAATTCTATTATGTACCGAGCTGGACAAGCTAGTGTAGTAGAATATGTAAAACAATCATTAGAATAATATGTGCATATTTAAAGCACCTAAACCTACCTCGATGCCAGTACCACCTGCTATTGCACCAAGGATACAAAAGAATAGACCACTTCCACCTAAGAAAGAGGTAGTCGATGAAGACACAACAGCTGACATAGCTTATGGAACAGGTCAGAAAAAAGCTAGACCTGCAGCTGGTAGGAAAACAGGAACAGATGCCTTGAAGATTAATCTTAATCTAGGAGGAACAACAGGTTCGACAACAGGAGGAGCAAATGTCGGTAAGTAAAGCAAGTGAACGATACAGCCAGCTATCATCAGGACGCTCACAGTTCCTAGATACAGCAGTTGAATGTTCAGAACTTACCTTACCTTATTTAGTTACACATGATCTAAGACAGAAGGGTGGCAAGGTACATCTAACACAACCTTGGCAGTCAGTAGGTGCCAAAGCGGTAGTTACATTAGCAGCTAAATTAATGTTAGCATTGCTGCCACCACAGACAAGCTTCTTTAAACTACAAGTCAGAGATGATAAGATAGGTGAAGAGTTAGATCCAGCAATGAGAAGTGAATTAGATTTATCTTTTGCTAAGATAGAAAGAATGATTCTAGATTACATTGCTGCACAGAATGATAGAGTAGTAGTACATCAAGCATTGAAACATCTGATTGTATCAGGCAATGCTCTTATCTTTATGGGTAAGGATGGACTAAAACACTTTCCACTCCAGAGATATGTTGTTAACAGAGATGGTAATGGTAACGTAATTGAAATAGTTACTAAAGAAATAATTAGTAGAAAGGTACTAGGTATTGAACCTAAACCCTCGTACCCTAATGACCCTAATAGACAGGGAGCAGGTTCAGATGAAGACGACGCAGAAGTATACACATGCGTTAAGATGGAGCCTAAGAGTGGTCGCTGGGTCTGGTATCAGGAAGTAGATGATATGATCATTCCTGAAAGCCGTAGCACAGCACCAAAGAATGCGAATCCATGGTTAGTTCTTCGATTCAATACAGTAGATGGAGAGGACTACGGACGAGGTAGAGTAGAGGAGTTCTTAGGAGATCTTAGATCACTTAACGGACTATCACAAGCTCTCGTTGAAGGATCAGCAGTAGCTAGTAAGGTAGTATTTTTAGTATCACCTTCAGCTACAACTAAACCACAGACATTATCTAAAGCTGGTAACGGTGCTATCATTCAAGGTAGACCGGAAGATGTTGGAGTAGTACAAGTAGGTAAGACTGCTGACTTCCAGACAGCTTCACAGATGATGATAGGTTTAGAGAAAAGAATATCAGAAGGATTCTTAATACTTAATGTAAGAGATTCAGAGCGTACCACAGCAGAAGAAGTACGGATGACTCAGTTAGAGTTAGAACAAGCCCTCGGTGGTTTATTCTCACTACTAACAGTTGAGTTCTTAATACCATATCTAGACCGAACGTTGCTAGTACTCCAGCGATCAAATGAAATACCTAAGTTACCTAAAGATGTGGTAAGACCACGTATCGTAGCAGGTGTTAATCAGTTAGGTCGTGGAATGGATGCAGCCGCATTAACACAGTTCATGGGTACAATAGCTCAGACATTAGGACCAGAAACTATGATGAAGTATCTAAATCCTGGTGAAGCTATCAAACGATTAGCAGCATCACAGGGTATAGATGTACTTAACCTTGTCAAGACTGATGAACAGTTACAACAAGAGATGCAGCAAGCACAACAGATGCAAGCTCAACAATCCTTAGTAGATCAAGCAGGTCAACTAGCAAGTTCTCCAGCAATGGACCCTTCTAAAGATCCTCAAGCTGAAGAAAGAATTAATCAATTAACACAAGCAGTACAACAACCACCTCAAGAATAAATGGCAGAAACATTAACAGTAGATCCTACACCAGCGGCAGAAGTAGCAGGAGAAGTTGAAGGTGTATCCTTAACAGCTGAAGAGCAAGATTCCCTGCAAGTAGGAGAACAGATACAAGAACAGCAAGAACAATTATTTGCTGGTAAATATAAGTCAGCAGAAGAATTAGAAAAAGCCTATGGAGAACTTCAAAAAAAACTTGGAGACCAAGGTACTGAAGATAGCGGAGAAGCTGGGGACACCGAAGGTAGTACAGAGGTGGAGTCAGAAGAAACTACAGAAGAAACGGAAGAAGCTTCACCACCTTCTGCAGCGGCTGAGTTAATAACGTCAGCTTCTAATGAGTTTAATGAGAAAGGAGAACTTACAGCTGAAACTATAGCTAAGTTTTCTAGCATGAGTAGCCAAGAATTAGTTGAAGCATACATGCAAGTACAAGGTCAACTACCACAAGCTTCACAAGAAGCAGAGGTAGCAGACATAAGTAATGCTGTAGTGAATGAGGTTAAGAATGCTGCTGGTGGAGAGACAGCCTATAATAATATGGTACAGTGGGCTGGTGAGAATTTAGCTCAAAGTTCTGTCGAAGCATTCGATAGTATAATAAATTCAGGTAGTGTAGAAGCTATCAAACTAGCAGTCTCTGGACTCAAAGCACAGTATGAAAACTCGAATGGATATGAAGGTACAATGTTAACAGGTAAAGCACCCACCAATACAAAAGATGTCTACCGTAGCCAAGCAGAATTAGTTGCAGCTATGAGTGATAGAAGGTATGATAACGACCCTGCTTATAGGCAAGATGTTATTGCAAGACTAGAACGATCTGACAACTTAGAATTCTAATTATGGGAATTAAAGCAGAAGTGTTACCGTATAGACCTGATGAAGACCACTGGAATGACGCAGGTAGACAACCTACTGCAGGAGCTGGTGGGTGTAAACCAGGTTTCAAAATGTATAACGGTAAATGTATACCAGCAGAATTCGCCCCAGGCAATCCAATAAACAAGTAAAACTATGGCAGAACTACCAAAGATAAAAAAGAATTTGAAAGGAGAAATCAAAGGTAAGATTGAGGGTGTACGTGGAGGATCACGTAATGATTTAAGTAATCCTAACTGGAGACTTAAAGCTGGTAAAGGTGGATCACCAGGCCAACCTTATGATGATCCAGAAAAAGGTAAGGGACCATTCGTACCTGCACCTGGAAAAATAGCTAAAAGGAAAAGCCGTTACAGCGGTAAGTCACCAAGACAAGCATAACTATGCCAGTAAATTACACAGGCATCCCAAACTCTAGGGATCTAAAAATCAGGGATGCAATGAAGATAAAAGATCCTAAGTTAAGATTAATTATGCTCAAAGCTATAGCTAAAGGTGCATGATGGTTAAAGCAAAAAACAACATAAGAAGGTTAAGTGAATCAGGCCACATGACTATACCAGATCCTGATAGACCAGGGCATCTAAAAATTATTGATTTACTAGGACCACAAGTTAAGAAAAAACATAAAGGACCACCTTCAGTAAACGCATAAGTGTATCGTGGCGACCTGAACTTTCATCCTCGCCCATTAACATACTCATTTATTTTAATGAACGACACAGA